TACAATCAAAAAACTAGGAGAAAAGTAATATGCAAATCTCAGTTCCTGAGAACCTGCCACAAAGCAGTTCAACAAGCTACGAGCCAGTACCTGCTGGTAAGTACGAAACAACCATCTTCGATGTTCAAGCAGAGACTGTGAAGTCTGGTCAGAACGCCGGAAAACCACGCTGGAAAGTTCAGCTAAAAATTGCAGACGGTGAATTTGAAAACCGCCGTTTGTTTGTCTTGATTCCACTTTATGTGGCTGGTGACTTCTGGAAGACTCAGAGCTTCTTCGAGTCGCTAGGCTACCCAGTAAAGGGAAACTTTGACGTTCCAGAAATCAACGAGCTTCTAGGTAAGCCAGTTGTTGCTAGAGTAGTAATTCGTGAAGCGCAAGGCGAATACGCTGCAGATAACAATGTTTCTGGGTTCGAGAAGGGCTCTGCTAAGTCGGGAGCAGACCTTCTAGCTTCAATGGGCGCAGTCCCGACTGACTCCGCCTGGGCGTAAGCCTAACGGAAAACGAGGGGTGCGACTCGTAAACAACGCACATTAGCCACAACTGGTGTATCACAGCTTCTTCTCCTTTCACTGTGATGGTAAGTTCGATTCTTACTCGTGGCACGAAACGGAGAAGAAGAAAGGTATATGTAAATGGATTCGAGAGTGTTCTTTGAGTCGGTCTTTGGAGAAGGGGCTGGCTACGCAACCATCGTGACGATGGACGCACGAAGAAATCCTACTGTTCAAAAGTTCTTCAACTACCCAACCGAGCTTGACTTAATGGTTGAGTATGTTGAGAAGTTTGTGAACGAGGATGTTTACTTCTCGCCGATTTTATTTCACGAGCAACGCAGGATAAGAGAGAACGCAAAAGAGGTTGCTGTAGTTTATGCGGATGCAGATGCTTGTCCCCCAGAAAAGTTTTTAGTAAAACCATCTATATCAGTCCAGACCTCGCCAGACCGCTGGCACTGCTACTGGATGTTAGAGAAGCCACACGAGCCACACGTAATAGCAACAATGTCTAAGAAAGTTGCTTACGCACACAAGAACGATGGCTGTGACCTATCTGGATGGAATCCAACGAAGTTACTTAGGGTTCCTGGCACACGCAATAGCAAGTACGAGAATCAGTCTTACAGTGTTATTGGAAGTACTTCTGGTGAGATCTACACACTGGAAGAGCTGGACCAAACTTATGGCGCAATTGAGATAGAGGCTATAAACGAAGTTAACTTACAGCCAATGCCAGCTCAGTCTGCCGACATCGTGACAATCCTTTCTAAGATTCCAGCTAACTCGGAAATTGCAACTCTCTATATGGATGAGCCACCAGTAAATGCTGATTGGTCCAAGAGACTTTGGAAACTTGAGATGGAGATGTTTAGGCTTGGTTTTACACCAGAAGAAGTTTTTGTAATAGCTAAACACGCAAAGTGTAATAAGTACCACTCGCCACTAAGACCAAAGCGCCTAGATGCCGACGGCGACCTATGGCGTGAAGTTCTTAGGGCTAGTCAGTCTTATGGAACGAGCTCAGCGCCAGAGTATGTGTTAGATGAAGTTGATAGAAGAACTGAAAAGCCAGTTGACTTTCTTACCGAGGAAGAGCGTGGCGTAGTAGCCACTAGCAGGACTTTTGTTGATAGGTATGTAGATTGGTCTCAAAAGAAAACTGATGCTGCTGTTGAATACCAGATTGCTGGTGCTTTTACAATCCTGTCATCTTGCTTTTCTGACACTGGTCACGCCGTTCCGAAGTACGGAAAGATGGGCTTGAACCTTTGGTTTATGATTTTAGGTGAAACAACCAGAAGCCGTAAGTCAACTTCAAGGCAACTAATGCTCAGGATTATCCGTGAGTATGAAAAGTTTGCTGGATACCAGATTGATGTTGGTTCTGACGTTACCGCCGAGGGTTTAGTAAAACTTCTATCGGTTAGGGATAAGCAGACTTCCCTGTTTCATCGTGACGAGGTTCAAGGTATGTTTAAGGACTTTATCAACAAGACTTATATGGCAACCGCAGCAGAGCGCTTCACCGAACTTTACGACGGTCACGTTCCTGTTATCGTGCGATCTACTGGAGGCTCTAGTCCTGGCAAGGGAATGCAGTCCGAGAGAGCCGAGACCAACTTCTTGATGTATCTAATGGGTATCACCAGCAAGACTGCCGATGTGCTGACAACTGAGTATTTCCGGTCTGGTTTCTTGGCTAGGTTTATCTACGTAATTGCCGATGCACCAGATAGAACCTTTGAGAGCGAAGCAATTAGTCAGGCTGACGAAGTAGAGGTAAGGTCCAGAGATGACGAAATGGATAACATCGTGCGCTCGCTTTACGACGCTTATCTCTACTGGCAAAAGAAAGGTGCGCCTTTCCCCAGACCGATTCGCTTAACTGACGAAGCCCTAGAAAGGTTTAATAAGTTTAAGTGGGAGATGGGTGAGTACACTAACGGTCACGACCACGAGGAGTCTATCGAGCCAAGCCGTCAGCGTTTAGCTCTGTCAATCTGGAAGTGTGCCATCTTGATTGCAATGTATGACAAGTCTGATGAAGTTGAGCTAAAGCATATGCTTATTGCTATCCACTATTCAGAAGACTGGTTCCGAAACTTGGTCCGTATGGCTGGAGCAATATCAGCTTCTGAATGGCAACGAGAAGTTGACCAAGTAGAAAGCATGATTGCATCTAAGGGTGGAAGAATGCGATACGAGGATGTTTACAAGAGGTTCGCAAACAAGCGTAAGCGTGAGTTTGATGAAATGCTTGATGCTTTGAAATCTCAGGGAAGACTCGGAGTTTCTAGCGAGTCTGGAAAAATGTATCTTGAGGTAAACATCTAGTGAATCAACAAGACAGGCACAGATTGCTAAGTCAGGCTATCTGGCTGAGAGACAACGCCGAATCAATAACAAAGACAAGGGCGTTTGAACTCATTCGAGAGCTTGATGAATTTGGTGCTTTATCGATAAGGCAAATAAGTAGTATAGTTGGCGGAAAAATATCAAACACAACTTTGTGTAAATACCTAGCCGTCAAGCCAAGGGTCGGTGGTAGATTGAACCCGAAGAGCTTAGAGGATATAGCGCAATGCCTTTCGGATAAAGAAACCACTTCGGTTGACTATAGAATTGTTAAAAGAATACTTTTGGCAGGAACTTCCCAAAATACACTTTCTAGATTGACTGGAATAAATCAATCTTTGATAAGTAAGAAAGCAAGGATTTGATGGATTTATTTTCTAGAAAAGCAAAGTTTCATGATGTTGTAAAAAACGAAGAAGCTTTAGTTTTTCACGCAGTAAAGTATCAATCAGGAAATCGTTACCCATTGGCGATTATGTGTTTTCAACATTTACAACACAAAGCTAGGAACGCAAAATGAAACAAATACTTTCCTTTGATCCAGGAGGAACGACTGGTTACGCATTTATTGTTTACCCTAAAAACGAGATTCCAATGATGATTGAGCACGGTGAAATAACTGGCGGTCACCAAGGCTTTATTGATTGGTGGCGTGGCGGGGGTTTAGACATGGCTTTAGGGTCCACCCTAATCTGTGAGTCATTCACCCTGCGTCAAGGGGTACCAGGGGTCAACCTAGAACCGTGCTACGTTATGGGAGCGCTTGAGGCACTTAGTCGTAAGCAAGAAATTGTTTACCAGCGACCAACCTACAAAGCTTACTGTGACAATGATGCACTCAAGAGGCTTGGTTTCTACTTGGTAGGCCAGCAACACGCTAGGGATGCCGTTAGACATGCTGTAGCTTACCTGAGATTAGTTGAAAAGCACGGGCCAACTTATAAGCTCGGATGGCCTGATAGACTAGAAGAATAGGAAACGAGGATCAATGCCCTACTACATAACTAAAAATCACCCTGACTGCAAGAGTGGCTGGGCAACCGTAAATGGCGCTTACGAAGTAAAGGGTTGCCACAAAACAAAGACTCAGGCAATTGCTCAAATGGTAGCAATGAGTCAGGCTGAGGAGTTAGAGCCAGGCGGAACTCACCCAAGAGATACTAGGAAAGAATCTGTGAAAAAGAAAGTAAAAGAAGTTACTGACACGCTATATCAGCAGGTAAGTGGCGATGAGAAAGCATTAGTAGACGCAATGCTTGGCATTGTGCAAGAATTTGGTAAGTTTCAATCTGAAGGTAGTTCGGTAAACGCTGGCTACGACAACGCAGAAAACAACCGCAATTTGGCCATTGGTGTCAAGTGTGGAAACTGCGTATTTCACGCTATGACTGAGACCGGAATTGAGTGTAGCGCGATAGAGCAGGAGATAGAAGAGGATGGTGCCTGTAGGTTCGCAGCAATCCCACCAGGGCTCGTAAACGTGACCGAGGTAGCTAAGGTAAGGAAAGAGGCAAAAGGCCCCTACAGCCCTCCTGAGGGCGTACAGAGTGCCGCTAAGAGGGCCTTAAAGTGGATTGCTGACGGTAAGGCCGGAAGTGGCTTTACTGACGTGGGCAGACGCAGGGCATCTCAGCTGGCATCTGGCGAGCAAGTTTCTAGGTCAGTAGTAGGCCGTATGCGTTCATACTTTGCTAGGCACACCGTAGACCGTAGGGCAAAAGGCTTCTTCGCTGGTGAGACTGGTTACCCAAGTCCTGGGCGTGTCGCTTGGGACGCGTGGGGTGGCGATGCTGGACGAACTTGGGTAAATGGCATAGACTTAGAGAATGAGTAGAAAAAACTGTAAGCTATGTCAGCTTCTGCCAAATGCAGAAATTGAAAATCTATTGGCAACTAAGCCAAGTCGCTTTGTTGCAAAAGAGCTCAATGTAAGTAAGAGCCTAGTAAACAATCATAAGTTGGAGTGCTCGGGCATTTCTGGCTCACAACAAATGGAAGAGAATATGCAATCATTAGAATGGGCTGGAGAAAAGGGCGTTTTTAATACTGGTCAACTTGAATCAGATTTGTCTGGCATGAGCCACGATGCGATTCTAAAGTTGTTTGGTCACGACCCAAGCAAAGTTGAGATAACTGGTATTCTGCGAGAGCGTCACAGTGAATACTACGACAGAGATGAAGGCAAAAAGCTTTGGAAGCATTCCTACGCCTTCGGTGTGCTAAAGAAAAGCGCAACTGTCAAGGATGAAGTTGATCCAGTTGCTTTGATTAAAGAACTTGGAATCAAGAGCAAACCAAAAGGCGTTAATACCACTAAAGGGATGGATTCTACTTTTGTGCTTGACTGGGCCGACTGGCAAGTAATGAAAGCCGAGGGTGGTGGCATAAAAGGTTTCGTAGATAGATTTGACTCTGCTATGGAAGCTGCTCTTCAAAGAATAGTTGACCTTCGTTCAACTGGCAGAAGAATTGACGAGCTAGTTATCATCGGTGGCGGTGACATGATTGAGGGTTGCGTAATCTACCCAAACCAGTCATACGAAATTGTTGGTCACAGAAGAGACCAGATTAGACTAACTGTTGCAACAATACTTAAAGGTATCTACACACTTGCACCTTTGTTTGAAAAGGTAAGAGTAGTTGCAGTCCCAGGAAACCACGGAGAAAACCGTATTGGTGGTTCACGAACTACTATCGGTGATAATGATGACCTTCTGGTATTTGAGATGGCTGAGGTTGGAATCAAGAATGACCCAAACATGAAGCACGTCAAGTTTGAGATAGCGGAAAAAGAAGTCTCGCTTACAACTAACATTAGAGGTTGGGTTTACGGTATTACTCATGGTGATGTCTACGGAAAAGGCGGCGGGACCGGAGTTCGCAACAAGGTATTTGGTTGGTTTAAGACAATGGCTGCTAATAGGCATGCTGTAGGCTCGGCGGATGTGCTGGTCACCCACCACTTCCACCACGATGCGTTAGAGGATTGGGGGGCAACATTATGGGTTCAGAATCCAACGATGGATGGTGGGAGTCACTATTTCGTAGAGGCGACGGGTCACAAGCCGAAGCATGGGATGAACAGCTGGGTAGTGACGAAGGCGGACCGCTTTCAGGACAAGCAGGTTCTCCGCTAGGATATTCCGTTTATGACAATAACGGTAATAAAATAGTATTCTCGCTAGTTTGCACTTGTGACACTCAGGTAATCGGACTGGAGGGTAATTCGTTTTTTTGCCCTCACTGCGATAGAGAGTGTGAGTCCAATACAAAAAACTGCGTGATTTGTACTGATTACCATTTAAACTTTGAGGATAGATTAAAGATGGAAGAAAGAGAAGACGATGCCGACTTATGACTATAAGTGTCAAGATGGACACTCTCACTCACAATTAAGACGCATAACTGAACCAGGACTAACCGTGTGCCCAGACTGCAAGAAAGAACTTAGGCGAGTTTTTACGGCTCCTCTTGTGACCTTTAAGGGCGACGGTTTTTACAGTAACGACAAAAAAGCAACCTTAGATATCAACTTAGATTAAAACCCCCAGTAAAATTACTGAGGGTTCTGATCTCGCCTTTTTACATTACGGGGTTGTTGAGGCAATGCTTGAAATTATATTTATTGCAGTTGCAGCAAAAGCAAGTAATGCAAATAGCAAAGCCATGTTTTCTTTGGTTTGACTCCGTTGGGTTTCTAACTTCTGCACATCAAGCTCAAGTCCCTGGACATCTTCTTTAATTTCTTTTATCTGCATGTCCTGAGCATCAGATTTCTTTTCTAAACGCTCAATTGAATTACGCACCGATTTAATACCTTCCTCAATGCGCCCAATAGCAACTAAAACTTCTGTGTAATCTTCAGCCATTAGATACTACTTTTGGTCATCTCCGGTTGGAACGTTTCTCATCGCTAAGACAGAACCACCTAAGCTAAGTACAGCGGAAGCAATAGCTAGAACGTGACCTGCTACTTCTCCTGAGATTACATTGATTGCCGCAAGTAGAGGAACAATTGCAGCGATGATTCCGTAAATCCATCTACGAGTTTCTGGTGTTGGGTTGAATTTCATTTGTATCTTCTTTCTTTTTATTTAGCTATCCAGTTTAGTTTTAAAGATTCTTGAGCCGCTTGGCGCAAAGTGTGAGTTCCAGATTGAGTTCCAGACGTGTTAATAAGGCTTCCGTCAGATGTAGTAGAAAGTCTAAAAGTGTTTACATCTGAATTCCGCACAAAGTAGTTATTCGTTGTTGGGGTTCCAGCCGATATTCCAGTTGGAAGGGCTCCAGTAGTTGTGAAGTAAACCTTGTCGCCATCAGCCAATCCGTGACCAGCGTCTGTGACAACCGCAGGAGTAGCTATTGATATTGTC